GCGTAGACCCTGATGAGGTAACTGCCCTCATTGCTCAGTATATCGCCGACAACCACATCACCGGGGTATCGGCTGAGGAAATCCAGGAGATGGTAGACGCTTACATGCAGGGCGACGCGATTGAGCAGTCCGTACAGGACTGGTTGGATAGCCATCCGGAAGCAACTACTACGGTTGCGGACGGGGCAATCTCAAAAGAAAAGCTGTCTGCCAAACTGTTGGAGGAAGTGCATCTCCGTGGCGGGAATATGCTTGGAAACACGGAACAGTCAGAAGACACGAGTACATGGGCGGGACTTTTTCAGAAAGTTAAAAATGAGGTCACTCAATACTGCAAGGGTGATTATCAAAAAATCCCTATTATCCTTTTTACGGACTCGCACACAATGCACAAGGGAAAACGTGAAATATTTAAAACAATCAATGACCTGGTGAATTGGGACGAAGTGTCAGCATTTATGAACCTTGGCGATTGTGTCTTTAAAGGCTATGAATTGGAAGCCGGGGCATCTGTATATGGCACTGCTTTGGACTATTCCAAAATATTAGATACAAATACCGCCTTAGAGGATTTGCTTGTGGCTGTGCAGGATATACCGCTTGATAAGCAGATAAATGTGTTTGGCAACCACGATACTTGGACTTGGGTTGCTGGAAAAAATTATGGAACAGCTACATCCGATCAAAAACATTTGCAACAGTATTTTCGGAACATCAAAGCAAGACGCCATGGAAACAACGGATGGTTCACTGTTATTGATGATTACAGAAACGTGAAATATATTGCTATATCTGCCTATGAAAACGAAACAACAACATACGGCGGCAATAAAAAAGCGTCTACAGAACAAATTGATTTTTTGATTAATGAGATGTCAGCAGATGATGGATATGATATTATCATCCTTTGCCATGAATCGCTTTATCCCGATTGGGATAATAGACTAATTCCGACGACATCAGATTTATCATCAAGCACAATTAACTCTGATAACTATTGGGCTGGCCTTGACACGAATCCAATTTTTTATGCCAGGAAAACAAAGACAGCAGGAACGTTTACTGATGCTGATGGAGTCGTACATAACTTTGATTTTAGTAATGCAAAATCAGAATTGCTTTGCGCGCTTGGTGGACACATGCATTATGATGTCTACTCTTATATCAATGATGTAGTGCTATGCTCTAACTACTCAGCTTTTACACGCGAGGGCATGTGGGTTTACTATATCGTAGTGGATAGACGGAATCAGTGCATTAAGGCATGGAAGTGTGACACGGTAAACTTAGAGTATCTTACATTTACGATGCCTTTTGAGGTGCCTGAATCTTCTGCGAAGTACCGACTGACACGTAAACTGTTAAATTGTAAGGCATACACGATTTCAAATTTTATCCGTGCAGGACAGCCTTATGCACAAAGGATTGTAGCGGATACTGGTAAAACGCTTGGCGGGATCAAAGTGGAAATGGGTGGTTCTGATGTGACAAGCACAGCTTTGTCAAATGATGGCTACATTTTTATCCCAGAAGCAACAGGTGACATCAAAGTAACAGCTGTGGACAGTGATAATGATATTGATACTCCCTTTTATGCTGTCGTTGCTAACTACGGTCCTCGTGTTGGCGATCTTTTAATACCTAGAGGGGGGGATACGTCTGCAACCAGGACGTGGATAGTTAATGGCGATGGCCAGCAGTTTGGTGACGCTAGAGGCATTAGTGTCCCAGATGATTACACATATGACCTCACCGTAGAGATGGGCGGGGTAGATATAACCATGAGTGTGACCAGCTATAGTCGTGGTTTAGCGACTGTTACAATCCCTGCTGTTACTGATGATGTAATCATCACAGCCAACGCAAGGGAGGCGGCCTATGAATCTGGAACGATTGATGTAGCTGGAAACATCTCGGAAAGCAGTTCCGACTATTTAAGCCCTCTTGAGGACGTATCGATGTATAGTGCGTTCCAATGCTCAGCTGGAGCAACTGGCGCTTTTAGCTTAGCTCTGTATGACGGCGGCGGAAACTTTTTGATGCTGATTTACGTTAACTCCAGCTCCCCAAAAGATAGTTTGGGATTCTACCTTGGGAAAGCCCCGACATTTTATACTGCTGGTAATGTTAAGTATGCGCAGATTCGCCAGAGCTCCAGAAGTCACAAAATCTATGGAGTCGTTCCGACTGATGATGCATACAACATCACCTATACAATCCCGGCAGGTATTACAGGCGCAAACCAAACCAGCGTAACCGCAGGCGACAAGTTGGACGTCACGCTGCGGAACACCTATGATGGTACAACTCTAGTCGGTACGGTCAAAATGGGCAACAGAGCCGTAAATACGGCATTTGACGCGGAGACTGGCCGGCTGAAAATCCCCTATGTTGGCGCAGATGTCACAATTGACGTAGAGGCCAAATACGATGTGTCTTGGACAAAAGGCACTGCAAACATGGGTTCAGGCGTGTTAAACCCTAACGATACGTCAACATATTCGTACAGCAATATGCTGGAAATTCTTCAGGGTGTGAACCTGCGAGGGACATCCCGCCAAGATGCACTATGCTACGATTCCAATCGTGCCTACATCGGGAAAGGCAGCTTTTCCAATGTTAATGGTAACTACATGTTAACGCTATTGGAACACACAAAATACGTTGTTTTATACGCCTCTAACAGCAATTTAAATGCTGGCTACGGAGGGCTGTTTATCACAGCTAAGAGTTATTCCTGATGTTGGAGGTGATAGGATGAACACCAAAACCTACACCGTAACGGGCAAGTCCGGGGCAAACCTCCGGGCGCTGCCCAGCGGGAAGAGCGAGATCGTGACCATGCTGCCCAAGGGCGCGGACTGCGCTGTGATCGCAGACTTTTCCGCAACCAACACCGCCGGGGGCACGGCGACCAAATATCTGTGCGTCAAGCACGGAAACAGATTTTTGTGGGCGGCGGCGGGGAATTTTGCCCCAAAAAAAGAGCACGTGAACTATCTGGCACAGACAGCGGCTGGGGCGAAAAAGGTCTACGCCACAGTTGTACAGGTGGGATGCAGGCATAAAGGCGGAGCCACAACGCTGGTGGAAATCCGGGAAAAGCGGGTCACCACCTGCTCCTCCAGCGTCACTGCGTCCCTGAAACTGGGCGGGCTGATGAAAAGCGGCAAGCTGGGCCACACCAAGGCGGACGGTCACGGCGGCGCCACGAAAACCACGGCGAAAAAGGCCATTTACGGCCTGGAATACCTGATTCCCGGCACCTACGATATTGTCAAGCTGGGGAAAAAGTTCGCAGAGCTGCCGGAAAAGTACAAGAAAGCCGGCATTGTCTACGTCCAGGATTCCAACATCTGTATCAGCGCCGGGGGCGGGTACATTTACAGCACCAACGAGGGGCACGTGCAGGTCAAGAACGGCCGGTACGTCTGCACTAAAGTCAAGAGCGGTTATCCGTTCACCAGCGAGATTCTGTACGCTATCGTTCCGAAAAGTTAAGGGGGAATACAAATTATGGGCTATCTGATTACTTTTTACTTCATCGCTATGGACTTTTTCACCGGGCTTCTGAAGGCCTTCGCCACCGGCACCTTCTCCAGCAAAATCATGAGACGGGGACTGTTTCACAAGGCGTCCCTGCTGTCCGTCATGGCGCTGGGCTGGCTGGTGGAGTACGCCCAGCGGTTTGTCGATCTGGGCATCGGCATGACCGTCCCTGTGGGCGGTGCCGCCTGCGGTTACATCATCCTCATGGAGACCGGTTCCAGCCTGGAAAACCTGTGCGAGACCAACCCGGAGATCATGCCGGACAAGCTGTGCAAAATGTTCGGGGTGCAAATGCACGAAAACGAGGGGAAACTGCATGAAAACAAGTGAAAACGGCATCGCTCTGATCAAACGGTTCGAGGGCTGTGGCCTGGCCGCCTATCGGGATTGTGTCGGAGTCTGGACCATCGGCTACGGCATTACCAATGCTGATAAGTCAATCACCGGGCGAACCATCAGAAAGGGCATGAAGATCAGCCGGGAGACCGCCGATGCGTGGCTGAGGAAGTCCCTCCGGCAGAAGTACGAGCCGAAGGTGGCCAAGTACGACTCCATCTACCACTGGAACCAGAACCAGTATGACGCGCTGGTGAGCTTTGCCTTTAACATCGGGAGCATTGACCAGCTGAC